CTGCCGCTGTCCTGATACTGGACACGGCATTTGTTATCTGTGGCAGAACAATTGTCCGCTTAAAGTAGTCAACGTGTGCTTTAAAACACACCCTCCAATTCCCGCAATCCCCAAAGAATCCCCTGTTTACGGCGTTCCTGCGGCTGTCCCGTTTCAGGACGCACCGGGTGGTTTCAGCGCCTCTAAAATCACCGTACCTTACCTGCTGGTATTCTTAAGTGTGTTTTAAAGCACACCAAAAACCGCCCCTCTTTCCCGGAAACGCCCTGTTTACGGCGTTCCTGCGGCTTTTTCCTATACAACAAGGTGCAGTATCTGAACCAGTAGTATAACTGCTTTTGTAACCATCCTGCGGTTACAGTGTGCTTAAAAACACACCAATCCCACTGCTGCTTTTCCCCGGAATCCCCTTCTGCGGATATCCGGCGTAATATAAAATACAAAAATCCGTTGTATCATTCTGCCTGAAATATCCCTGTGGTTTAAGTCTCCGGGGAATCCCCCTGCTCCCCCGGAATCCTCCCGAAAAGTCCTGCATCCTTTAATCGGCATAGGTTCCCGTTGGTGAGAAAAAATTCACCGCCCTCCTCCACGGGTATCAGATCCATGCTTTCCAGCCGCCGTATATCATTCGGACACATGAATCCATTCTGGATGCCGATGGAATAGCCTTTCATCCTGCTTTCATAATCGCCACGGAGCAGGCCGTCCACGTTCATCTTCACGAAGTATTCTTTTTTCTCCTGCGGAAGGAACAATGCTTTCTGTATGGACTGCTCCCACCGGATCACCCACGGGTCTAAGGTATATTTCACAAATTCCAGAGACTGCTGCTCGATGTTGCTAAAGCTGCTCTTGTCAAGGTCGCCCACCATGTGCGGCGGGATGCGGTACAGCCTTGCGATCTCGTCTATCTGGAACTTCCGCGTTTCCAAGAACTGTGCCTCCTCCGGGGGAATGCCGATCTGCTGGTACTTTAGGCCTTCTTCCAAAACTGCCACCTTCCCGGCATTCCTGGAGCCGCCATAAACAGCGTGCCAGCTCTCCCTTACCCTTGCCGGGTCTTTCAGTACCCCCGGATGCTCCAGCACGCCTCCCGGTGTCGCCCCGTTCTCGAAAAAGGACGCGCCGTATTCCTCACACGCCAGCGTCATGCCCACCGCGTTCTTCGCCATAGCGATGGGCGAATACCCCACCAGCCCGTCAAAACCAAGACCGGGGATATGCAGCACATCCTCCGGCCTTAAGCGCACCCTGCCGTATTCAGAAAAGTTGGGGTTCTCGTCCGTATTCCGGGTGTAAGTGTAGAAAAGCCGCCCATGCTCGTCACGGTCAACCTCCATCTTGTCCGGGAGCAATGGATATAAAGATAACACCCTGCCGCTCCCATCCCGGATGACCTGTGCGTAGGCATTGCCCCATATGAGCAGGTGGCTCATGAGCGTCTCCCGGAACACAAAGGAAGTCATCTCCGGGTTCGGCTCGTCATGGAGAAGGTAATATAATGGGTGGTCATACACCCGCTCCTTCCCGGTATCCGTATAGCGGTACACATGGATTGGCAAAGACGCAACCGCCTCCGCCAGTATCCGCACACAGGAATAGACCGCCGTGGTCTGCATGGCGGTACGCTCATTTACGTTCTTCCCGCTGGTGCTTCTTCCAAAGAAAAAAGAATAAGCCGAACCGCCGTAGCTGTCCTTTGGCTTATCCCTCGCACCCCTTGTTCCAAAAATAGATGGTAGTTTCATAGGCACCTCCCTACATCAAATTGTCAGAATCCCTCTTTCATCGTACACGCTGCCCGTGCTGATGCCGCTGTTCCGTATCGCACGGTCAAGCCCCATGATCGTGG